TTTTACTTCGTCTTTTAATTCATATTCCTCTAGTATATCTACTAGAGTATCTAATACTGAGTCTACAGGTTCTAGTTTGACTACTGCCTCTAGTTCATTTTCTACTAGAGTAACTAATTTAGAGTCTACTGGCTCTAGTTTAACTACAGCTAGTGGATCTTTTTCTACTAGAATATCTAGTATAGAAGGAAACTATGCCACAACAGGCTCAAATGTGTTTATGGGAGCGCAAACAGTTTGTGCTAATATTACTTCTACCGGGACTATTATAGCTCAAACGATTAATGTTCAACAAGTAACATCATCTATTGTTTACTCAAGTGGCTCTAACATATTTGGTAATTTATCTTCTGATGTACAACAGATGACAGGTAGTTTAAGAATAACAGGTTCATTAAATACAATAGGAAATGCTTGTGTGACTTCTATATGCTCTCCTACTTTTGTTGGAGGTACAATGAGTGGTACAACAATTCATGGTTCAACAGTAGCCTGTTCTCCTGTAGGTTGTTTTACAACATCTTGTGCTTCTGCATTTATTGGAGGTACTGTTAGTGGTACTACTATTTATGGTTCAACTGCTATTTGTGGTGCTGTAATATGTGGTGGTGCTACTACACTTACTGGTGCATTAAGCGGAACGAGTGCCGATTTTACTGGAAATGCAAGATTTTTTTCTTCTGGAAACTGGATGCAATTTCAAACAAATGTATTGACTTCATTAAATAACGATGGAGCTCATATTCGTTCAGTTATTTCAACAGATGCAAATCCAACTTATACTTGGGCAGGTGATACAAATACTGGAATGTATAGTCCTTCTGCTGATACTATTGGATTTTCAACAGGAGGTTCCGAAAGAATGCGTATCACATCAGGGGGGAATGTAGGTATAGGTACTACAAATCCGCTATATAAGGTACAAGTGGGAGATTTAGCAAATACGAGTGGAACATTAAATGATATTTTCATAACAGGAGATAAGGTAAATGCTAATGGTTATTATGCAAGATTAATTTTGGGTAACTCAACTCAATCGGGTGGCTCTACTGCAAGCATTAGAGGTGAAAGAATGGATGGAAGTAATTTTGCAACAGGACTGACATTTTATACTAATAGTAATGCAAGTGCTGGGGATGGCTCCGAGAGAATGCGTATCACATCAGGTGGCAATGTAGGTATAGGTACTACAAATCCTACTGCTAAATTAGATGTTAATGGTGAAATAAGAATGACTGGCTCTACTTTATTTAGGGGTATGAGTAGTAGCACTTTGCAATTATGCGGAGGCTTATCAAGTTCAAATGTAAAAATAGATGGCTCTACTGAAACTGTTACAATAGATACAAACGGAAGCGAAAGAATGCGCATCACGAGTGGGGGGAATGTCGGCATCGCGACAAATTCTCCGCTATACAAATTAGATGTTCAGGGAACAAGTGGTACTGTAGGAATTAGAGCCGCAAGTAATACCGCTGATGATATATTATTCTATGCAACAGGAACAGTTACAGGTAGTATAAATGTTTTTAATTCTAATATAAGTGCTACTGCTAATGTAGGTGCGAGTATAATAAATACTAATTCATCCACAGGAGGTTCTTTTGTAAATGTTCAAGTTCCAAATGCTTCAAGTGGCAACCCAAGATATATCTTAACTACTTCAGGTGCTACCAATTGGAGTATGGGAATTAAAAATAATGATTCCGACAAACTTTATATTGGAGCAACAGATGACCCATCAAATGGTAGTCCTATAATGGTTATGACTACAGGGGGGAATGTTGGTATAGGTACTACATCACCAATATCTCTCCTAGATGTTAGAAGTGGGTTTATTACAGCAGGTTCAGCTAATGCTACAAATGGCTCTGTAATACTTGCTGGTTATTATACATCAGGTTATTTAACATCATTAGGAACTGAATACAGTAGTGGTGGTCCAGTGTTAGGATATGCAGTAAAACCATCTCTATCCAGTACAGGTGCCTTTTTAAGTTCAACAACTATTACAATACCAAGAAGTGCTTATGTACAAGATGGAGATACACATCGTTGGTACACAGGAGCATCACAAACTGTTGCTATAGATAGTGCAGTAACTACTAGCGAAAAGATGCGCATTAGCAATAATGGTAATGTTGGTATAGGCACTACAAACCCCTTTGGTAAGTTAAGCGTAAATGTAACGGCAGGAGCACCATCCACCTCAGGTAATATGGCTAATGGTATGACAGTTCATAATACAGATGGTGGTAGAGCAATACAACTTGGAGTAAATGAATCAGGTGCTTATAATTATATCCAATCTTCTTACGTTAACAACGCTGATGTTGCTGTAAATCTTGCATTTTTTACAGGTGCTAATGAAAGAATGCGTATCACAGCAGGTGGAGAACTCTTGATAAATACGACTTCTGATGCAGGGGACTATAAGCTACAAGTGAATGGCAATGTATATGCTACTGCTTATTTTGAATCTTCCGACATCCGTCTCAAAGATGTTATTAGTAGCACATATAGCAATACATTTAGTGCGATTGAGTTTATGTGGAAAGATAAGAGAGATGATAAAAAACATTGGGGATATGCAGCACAAGATGTGATGAGATTCATACCTGATGCTATTGAGACCAATAACGATGGCATGATGACGGTGAACTATAACGAGGCACATACTTGGAAAATAGCGCAACTTGAAGCAAGAATAAAAGAATTAGAATCACAATTAAAAAACAAATAAAATGGCAATCATTTACAATTGGGTTATTTCAGCAATGGATGAATACCCTACAACACCCGACAATCTTAGCGATGTAGTATTCAATGTGCATTGGAGAAGAAATGCTACTGATGTAGTTGGCGACAAGACTTATTTTGCAGACGTATACGGCTCTCTCGCAGTGCCTGCCCCATCTCCTGAAGACTTTACTCCATACCCTGACCTAACTTTTGATCAGGTTTGTGGATGGCTTGAAGCAGGTCTTGACACCCCTGCAATTGACGCAGGATTAGCGGTACAAATTGAGAATTTGATTAACCCACCGGTTGTATCACTTCCATTGCCTTGGCTTCCTCAACCTCCTCAACCTGTACCACCAACTGAGTAATATATGTCTTGGGCGAGTATAGCAAATAATCAGACGGTTTCGTTTGAAAACCTGCAGAACGCAGTGGATAATGGTGTATTTACGCAGAAGACGGGTATCCCTGATAGTAATGAGCAGATTACAAAAGCTGATGCTGACACGTATGTAAATATTAACACATCATACAGTCCGTATGCAGCGAAGTCATCTAATCAGTTGGTTGTTAAATCTGATTTGGAGGCTGTTATTACTTCTTATGCTCACACGATTTACTACTATGATACCTGTTATTACGATGGGTTTTATATAGAGCAAGGTGCATCATCTGCGTCTACTGCTTGTACATCAAATGCGTATTCAATAACGCTATACAGCGCTGATTTTGCGCTTGGTAATGGGTCTACACTTTATACTAATAGTGCTCTTACAAATAGTTGGTATAGTGATGAAGTATGTGATACTCCGGGATACTTCAAAGTAGATACTTATTCATTTAGGTATTTTACGTTAAACGATGAATGGCAAATTCAAGACTACACTCTATGTGCAGGTCAGACAGCTTACTCGTTTGGAGGCTGCGGAAAGGGTAGCTCTATTTCTGCTGCTTGTAGTGATGCTGCATCAAATAATAGAACATTCTACTCCGAGTGTTCGGTGCTATCTGCAGGGTGTTCTTTATTTAATAACTCGAATTTAACAAATCCCGTTACCGAATCGTTTGCGTTTGCTGATGCGAGTTGGGATATGGACGGATACGGAGTAATTACAGCTTATTCATCAACTCAATGTTAAAATAAAATGGGAACAATTAATTCTTACGCAACAGACAACAACGTAACGTACAATGACAAGCTCATCGGTACTGATGCTGAAGATCAAAACAAGACAAAGAATTTTACAGTGGGGGACATCTTATCTCTCCCACTGCCGAGTGTCCCCGTGTATGCGAATAACGCTGCCGCTATAGCTGCAGGGTTGGTAGCCGGAAACGTCTACCGCATAACGGGTACAGACTATCTCGGGGTAGTACATTAGTATTTACAAAATGAAATTAAATTTAATTAAATATGGATATAAGGAAAATATCAATTGGTCCCGACTACAAGGGAGGTGCAATGCACTATCTTATAGGACAAGACATACTTGATAATACGCACAAGATTCACCTCATTAAGTTTGATCCTCAAACAGGTTCAATAAAAATCTATATCATTAATGATAAGGACGAGGTGATGTTATGGAAAGAATTTAGCCATACAATTCCTGTATCCATTGAGTATAATATTCACTACTAATGCAATCTCTATTCAACTTCATTGTAAAACCACAAGCAGGAACACGATACAACAACACCAAGCAAGTAGGTGGCATTGACCTGATTGTTAATACCTCAGAGGAAGACCATAAGTTTTCCAACCGTTATGCGGTAGTGGAAGAGGTCCCGTATAAATATGAGGGTCCAATCAAAAAGGGTGACACACTCCTTGTGCACCATAACGTGTTCAAGTACTATAATGATATGAGGGGTCGACAGAAAAGCGGTCGCTCATTCTTTCGTGATGACGTGTTTTTGATTGACCCCGATCAGTTCTTTTTGTATAAGCAAGAAGGCAAGTGGCATACTTACGACAGGTATTGCTTTGTAAAACCAATCCCGGCTACCGAGTCTTATATCCATAAACCTTTTACGCACGAGCCACTTATGGGAGAAATGGTCTACCCAAACGCCTATCTCATTAGTCAGGGAGTGCGTTCGGGTGACAAGGTCTGCTTCAAGCCTGACAGCGAATATGAGTTTGATATTGATGGAGAGAAATTGTATCGAATGTATGATCATCAAATAACTGTAGTACTATGAACCTGATCATAATGGATAATGTCATCCACGAACCTATTAGCTATGTGTCTGACATACTCGACAACGAGTTTGTAGATATTTACGATGGTGTCAATACATTTCAAAACATTCAACCTCGTGACCACGATGATGAATTTGCGCAAACTGTAATGGACTTTATTGGACCGCATTATGAGGTAGCGTGGAACTTTGTACGAAAGTCTCCCGAAGGGCAGGAGGAGCCTAACTACATTCATACGGATGAGATGATGGGGGACATCACGGCTATTCTCTATTTAAGCCATACGCATCCTGATGATGACGGCACAACAATCTATGACAATGACGGACGCAAGGCTTGTGTGATGTACTCACGATTTAACCGTATGGTTATATTTGAGTCTAAGATTCCACACAGCAGAAACATATTTGAAAACTTTGGACAAGACGATAGCTCTCGCCTCGTTCAGGTTGCATTTTTAAGAGAGAAGAAATGAAAGACATTAAATTAAAAATTATTGAAGCCGGTCATCAAGCGGTAGAGCAGCTCATCAAGGTGGCTAAGGAAGAGATTATTAAGCCTGACCCTGATGATGAGCTTGCGGCAGACAGGCTAAAGAACGCAGCCGCTACCAAGAAGCTTGCCATCTTTGATGCCTTTGAGATTCTAAACAGAATTGAGGCTGAAAAGGAAGCACTTGAGATGCTTGAGAACGGTCCAAACAGAACAGACACAAAACAAGGATTTGCAGAACGAAGGTCTATATCGGGTCGTTAAGGACTATGTGCCTCAGAACGCTATCTCCAAAAAGAATACTATTCGTTCTTGGAAGTATGGCTACAATGAGCAGTACGATATGGTGGTCATCTCCAAGACAGGACAGATTGGGGAGATTATCAATATCGCAGGATTAGTTATTGCCCTACCGGCAACACCTAAAGAGTGTCTTCAAAGACACAGCTCCAAGGCTGAGCAGTATTGGGAGCGCAGGGACCTACCAAAAGAGCTCGACAAGATTCAGTCTATCTTCCAATGGAACGATATGCCTACCGAGTTTAAGAACCGGTGGGTTGATTACATTGAGCAGGAGTTTGATCACAGGGAAGGGGGGTTGTGGTTTATGAACAATGGGTCCCCCACCTACATTACCGGAGCTCACTATATGTACTTACAGTGGTCAAGCATTGACGTAGGCTATCCTGATTACAGGGAAGCCAACCGCATCTTCTTTATCTTTTGGGAGGCTTGCAAAGCTGATAGCCGGTGCTTTGGGATGATATACCTCAAGATCAGGCGCTCGGGGTTCTCGTTTATGGCATCCTCAGAATGTGTGAACATAGCCTCGCTTGCCCGTGACTCAAGGGTTGGTATCCTGTCTAAGACGGGTGCTGATGCCAAGAAGATGTTTACAGACAAGGTCGTGCCTATCAACAGCAGGCTGCCATTCTTCTTTCGTCCGGTAATGGATGGTATGGACAAGCCGAAGACTGAGCTTGCTTACCGTGTTCCTGCCTCTAAGATTACAAAGAGGAATATGGTCACTGCTGCTGACAGCAGCGTAGATGGTCTCGATACCACGATAGATTGGAAGAACACAGAAGAAAATAGCTATGATGGTGAAAAGCTTTTGTTTCTTGCGCACGATGAGAGCGCTAAGTGGGTTAAGCCAAACAATATCCTGAACAATTGGAGGGTAACAAAGACCTGTCTTCGTGTCGGTAGTAAGATTATCGGCAAGTGTATGATGGGGTCTACCTCCAATGCACTAAGCAAGGGTGGTGACAACTATAAGAAATTGTACGAGGATTCGTCATTGGATAGTCGAAACGCAAACGGACAGACTAAAAGTGGGCTATATTCTTTATTCATTCCTATGGAATCGAATATGGAAGGGTTCATTGATAGGTATGGTATGCCTGTGTTGCGTAAGCCTACGGACCCTATAATGGGTGTAGATGGGCAGAAGATAACCAATGGAGCCGTTGAATATTGGGAGGCTGAGGTTGATTCACTTAAGGGTGACGCTGATGCCCTCAACGAGTTTTACCGTCAGTTTCCTCGCACTGAAAGCCACGCTTTCAGGGATGAGAGTAAGCAGGCGCTATTCAATCTGACCAAGATATATCAGCAGATTGACTACAATGACGCACAGATTCAGGCGCATAATGTTTCACGTGGAACATTCCATTGGAAGGATGGTGAGAAAGACAGCAGGGTAATATGGAGTCCTGACCCCCGTGGCAGGTTTCTAATCAGTTGGGTTCCACCTACTAATATGCAAAACAACGTCATTAACAGGCACGGAGCCAAGTACCCCGGCAATGAACACCTTGGGTCTTTTGGCTGTGACCCATACGACATCTCAGCGGTAGTTGGGGGTAGGGGGTCAAACGGGTCTCTGCACGGAATGACTAAGTACCACTTGGACGATGCTCCTACCAATCAGTTCTTCTTAGAGTACATTGCCCGTCCTCAGACGGCAGAAATATTTTTTGAAGAAGTGCTAATGGCGTGTGTATTCTACGGGATGCCGATGCTTGCGGAGAATAACAAACCAAGGCTACTATACCACTTCAAGAATAGGGGGTATCGACACTTCTGTATGAACCGCCCTGATCGTACGCTCAATAAGCTGAGCAAAACCGAGCGTGAACTTGGTGGTATTCCTAACTCTTCTGAAGAAGTGAAGCAGGCGCACGCCTCAGCCATCGAGACGTACATTGAAAAATACATAGGCTTCGATATGACGAGTACTTATAGACCGGCTGATGAGATAGGCACAATGCCATTTACGAGAACACTCGAGGATTGGGCGAAGTTTGATATAAGTGACAGAACTAAGTTTGACGCAACAATTAGTTCGGGGTTAGCGATAATGGCAAACCAAAAAAATGTATATTTACCTGACAAAAAAGAGTCGAAAATTAGTATTAATTTCGCAAGGTACACTAATAGTGGAACGCTAAGTGAACTTATTAAATGAAAGATGTAGTAGTTAATATATCCGCAACAGGTTTTCCGGGTCAGTTTGTATCTGACGCAGAGAAAGCCTCTGATGCGTTTGGTCTACAGGTAGGTCAAGCCATCCAATACGAGTGGTTCCGCAAAGATGGTAATCAATGTAGGTACTATAACCAATGGCGTGACTTTAATAGACTTCGTTTGTATGCTCGTGGAGAGCAGTCTGTGCAAAAATACAAGAATGAACTTGCTATAGATGGTGATCTTTCTTATTTGAACTTAGATTGGACACCTGTTCCTATTCTTCCAAAGTTTGTCGACATTGTTGTGAATGGTATGTCTGACCGATTATTCAAAGTAAAGACGTATGCACAAGATGCGATGTCGCAAGCAAAGCGAAGTAGGTATCAAGATATGATCGAGGGACAGATGGCAGCTAAAGATGTACTTACACAAATACAAGAGTCAACAGGTGTTGACCCTTTTATTATGGACCCCGAGGAGCTTCCGGAAACAGACGAAGAACTTTCGTTGTATATGCAGCTTAACTATAAGCCTGCTATTGAAATTGCAGAAGAGGAAGCCATAAATACTATACTCGATGAAAACCATTATCAAGATACACGTAAACGAATAGATTACGATTTAACTGTCATTGGTATTGGTGTAGCGAAGCACGAGTTTCTTCCCGGTGCAGGAGTGCAAGTTTCATACGTTGACCCTGCGAATGTAGTATACAGTTATACTGAAGACCCATTCTTTCAAGATTGTTTTTATTGGGGAGAAATAAAAACTCTTCCAATAACTGAACTGCTTAAGATTGACCCAACACTTACTCGTGAGCAGTTGCAAGAAATTTCAATGTACTCTCAAAGTTGGTATGACTACTATAACGTAGCACGTTTTTATGAGAACAGTTTGTTCTATCGTGACACTGCAACTCTTTTATACTTCAACTATAAGACCACAAAGAAAATTGTTTACAAGAAAAAAATTCTTGAGACAGGTGGTTCTCGTGTAATTGAAAAAGATGACAGGTTTAATCCTCCTGTAGAAATGATGGAGGAGGGGAACTTTGAAAAAATGGAAAAGACTATTGATGTGTGGTACGATGGTGTGATGGTTATGGGAACCAACATCTTGCTTAAGTGGCAGATGGCAGAGAATATGGTTCGTCCTAAATCAACTTCTCAGCACGCATTACCAAATTACGTGGCAGTAGCGCCTCGTATGTATAAGGGTGTGATTGAGTCTCTTGTTCGCAGAATGGTTCCATTCGCAGATTTGATTCAGCTCACTCACTTAAAGCTACAGCAGGTTATTGCACGCACTGTGCCTGATGGCGTGTTCATTGATGCCGATGGTCTCAATGAGGTTGACCTTGGAACAGGGCAAGCCTATAACCCGGAAGATGCCTTGAGGCTATACTTCCAAACAGGTAGTGTTATCGGACGTAGTTATACCCAAGAGGGTGACTTCAACAATGCAAGAGTTCCTATTACTCAGCTCACCTCCAACTCGGGGGCTTCTAAGACGCAGATGCTGATAGCGAACTACAACCATTACCTTGATATGATTAGGTCTGTGACCGGACTTAACGAGGCAAGGGATGGGTCTACGCCTGATCCTAACGCATTGGTAGGGGTCCAAAAGCTCGCTGCACTTAACTCCAATACGGCTACACGCCACATTCTTGAGGGAGGCTTATTCATCTACAGGTCGCTTGCTGAAGCCCTTACCTACCGGATTGCAGACATTTTAGAGTATGCTGATTTCAAGGACGACTTTGCCAATAAGATTGGTAAGTATAACGTGTCTATCTTAAATGAGATTAGCGACTTGTACATATATGACTTTGGCATATTTGTGGAAGTATCTCCTGACGAAGAACAGAAAGCTCAACTCGAGGCAAACATACAGATGGCTCTTTCTAAAGGAGACATCAATCTTGAGGATGCCATTGACATACGTGAGCTCAAAAATATCAAGCTCGCCAACCAACTTCTTAAGGTAAAGCGAATGAAGAAACAGGAGCGTGAGGAGAAAATGGCAATGCAGAAGCAGGCTATGATGGCGCAGCAACAATTGCAATCGCAACAGATTGCTGCTCAGACAGCTATGCAAAAGATACAGCTCGAGGCTCAGGCTAAGATGCAAATTAAGCAGGCTGAGGTGGCTTTTGAT